GATCATATTACACCCAGACTTGGAGCCAGTCTTTGACAAGCTGATGCGTGACCGCCCAACATGGCGGTTCAAGTCCAACGAGCTAATCCATGCTGGCGGCGATGGCGCTGCTATTACAAGACATGCCGTGCGTTTCGACATCTATGAAGGGGATGAGAAACTTGGGCAGCTATGGAGAGAGACCCACTGGCGTGACCAAGAGGTGCGCTATTGCTTCAACAACTTCCGGTTACACAAAGAGCGGCAGCGCAACAGCGTGAGCTACACGACCAAGCCAGACGTAGCAGTCAAGCGTATCGTCAAGGCGTTCCACATGAAGACCCCATCCGAACGGGCGGTTGACGCGCAGAATGCTGTCAGAGAAGTCGTAAGCAACATAGTGCAAGAGGCAACGTGGCCTGTCCGCAAGGCTAAGTCGCTTATCGAACAAGAGTTCTACAACTACGCAACGACCCACTGGGATGAAGTCAAGCACATGCTGGGCGACAAGGCCGACAAGATCGACCTACCTAGTTTAGTGCAGACTCATGATGACGCGAGGCATATGCAGGAAGCGGTAAACCAAGGTAACGGTGTCAACGTGCAGCTTGAACCCAACGGCACATACGCTACGTCCCGACCCGTAAACACTGGGTATGAGACTCACTCTTATACTGACGCTACACTACCAGACCATATCCGTGGTGCGCTTGGACTACTCAAGCTAATCGAGGACAAGGATGCTATCGACAATGTGGGCGCTCGCATAAATGCTACTCTCTACTACGTTATGGATAAGAAGGAGGAGCCGGGATAATTTCCTTACTTGAGTAAGCAAACTCGACTTGACACAGTGTAACTGTAGTGCGATTAGAATAAGCAAGGAGCAAACGAAATGGCAAAGACACCTGAGAAGGTTGTCAAGGATAAGGTAGTGTCTGTCCTCAAAGCAGAGGGCGTGTATTACTTCTTCCCTGCGACCCATGGCTACGGACGCAGCGGCGTCCCTGATATTATAGCATGTGTGAACGGACACTTCCTCGCCATTGAGTGCAAGGCAAACGGTGGCAAGCTGACCGCCCTACAGATACGCGAGATCAAACACATCCTTGCCTGTAACGGCGAGGCCGTTGTCGCAAACGAGAACAACTTGGACTTGATCCATAACCTCGTGCGGAAACTTAAGACTACTGTCATAGGAGAGGTGGCATGAGCGACACACCCTTATTCTTTGTGGTCATAGGGCTACTGGGCCTAACGGCTTATCTAATGGCAACTGCACCGAAGACAACAGCGCAAGAGCGCGAAGAAATGGAAGAGGATTGGTGGGGATGATTAAAGAACGCATTGAGGCGCTGCGTAAGCGCGAAGCTGTATGCTGGGATATGTCGGAGGTGTTTCTACACGCCAAGGACGCGCACGGGCTGCATGGCATGGGTGTCGAGATCAAAGGCATCCAGTGGGCAATCCGCGAACTTGAAAACCTGTTACGCAAATGAACGTAATCACAATTGACTTCGAGACCTTCTATAGCCAGAAGTTTAGCCTCTCCAAAATGACAACGGAGGAGTATATCCGTGACCCGCAGTTTGAGGTTACTGGCGTATCAGTAAAGGTTGACGCCGGGGAAACTAAGTTTTTCTCCGGCCCGAAGGCCGCGACCAAGATGTTTCTTGACCGGTTCGACTGGGACAACGCTATTGCTATAGCGCACAACGCTGTCTTTGATATGGCTATTCTGAACTGGCACTTCGATATTAGACCTAAGCGTATTGTGGACACGCTCTCCATGCTACGAGCTATCGACGGGCCTGACGCTGGTAACAGCTTAGCCAAAGCAGCCGAGCGATATAAGTTAGGTGTCAAAGGCACAGAGGTAATCAATGCGCTAGGCAAACGGCGACTAGACTTCACGCCAAAAGAAATGTCCCGCTACGGCGAATACTGCTGCAACGATACAGACCTGACCTATGACCTGTTCCAACGTATTGCTGTGGGCTTCCCAGCGGTTGAGTTTCGGTTGATCGACTTGACGATACGCATGTTCACCGAGCCAGTGCTTGAGTTGGATAAGAAAGCATTGGAGGGTCACCTAGACAGGGTGCAGCGCATGAAGGGCCAGCTATTAAGCAAGGCGCTCATCACCAAAGAGAACTTGATGTCCAACCCACAGTTGGCAGAGACACTGCGTAGCTTAGGTGTGATTCCACCTACTAAGATAAGTCCAAAGACAGGCAAGGAAGCATTTGCTTTTGCCAAGACCGACGAGGCGTTCAAGGCATTGTTGGGGCATGAGAATGCTGTGGTTCAAGCCATCGTGGCAGCAAGGCTAGGCGTTAAGTCTACGCTAGAAGAGTCACGCACCGAACGGTTTATAAAGATCGCAGAGCGAGGCACATTACCTGTGCCGCTGCGTTACTATGCTGCACATACTGGGCGATGGGGTGGTGACGATAAGGTCAACCTCCAGAACCTACCGCGCAAGTCACCACTGAAGAAGGCGATGCTTGCCCCAGAGGGCTACACCTTTATCGACTGCGATAGCAGCCAGATCGAAGCGCGAACCTTAGCGTGGCTGGCTGGGCAGGATGACCTTATTGCTGCGTTTGACCGAGGTGAGGATGTCTACAAGATTATGGCAAGCTCTATCTATACTGTGCCTGTCGAGGAAGTGACGGATCACCAACGGTTTGTGGGTAAGACTACCATCCTTGGCTGTGGCTACGGGATGGGTGCTGCCAAGTTTAAGGCGCAGCTTCTAACCTTTGGTGTCGATATGGAATTGGCCGAGTGTAGGCGCATCATCAACGTCTACCGCGATACTTACCCAAAAATACCCGACCTGTGGGACGACGCAAACGATGTGTTGGATAAGATGATGGCTAAGCAGAAAACCACGTTAGGCTGCGATGAGTTGTTACTAGTACATGGGGAACATGGCATTGAGCTACCTAACGGTCTGTTCCTTAAGTATGATGATGTGCGCCGCTTAACAGCAGAGGTGGGGCAGAAAGCCGAGATGGTCTACGACCAGAAGAAGGGCAAGTCCATATTGCTCTCCCGTATATATGGCGGGAAGCTGGTTGAGAACGTATGCCAAGCCCTTGCACGTATTATAATAGGTGAACAGATGCTTATGATCGCACGAAGTTACCGTGTGGTGATGACCGTGCATGACGCGATAGGGGTTATTGCCCCCAACGAGAAAGCCGCAAAGGCGCGGCAATTTGTAGAACAATGTATGCGTATGCGCCCCAAGTGGGCAACGGCCTTGCCGTTAAACTGTGAAAGCAAGATGGGAGCAAGTTATGGAGGTTGATAATGGGCCAGCGTGTGAGACATGCGCGTACTCGGGCGAAGACTACCGTGGGCTGGAGTGTAGGATAAAACCACCTTCGCCAGACTACAAAAACCTTAGGCGTATGTTCCCCTTTGTGCAGAAGCACGACTGGTGTTCAAAGTATAAAATCAAACCAGAACTTATCGTGGAGCCGAAGCCAGAGCCGGAGCAGAGCGAAAGCTTGCAACAAGTGCTTGATGGCTGGACGGAGGTTTATGATGACGAGTGAGCTAAAGGAAGGAGCAAGCTATGGCGGGTGAGTATGCAGTTAAAATAAGCATTCGTAACGGGTTGATCCTGCGGCGGATGAAGGAGCTTGGTATTAAAACGCAAACAGAACTGGCCAAGCAGTCGGGGTTAGCCCCCAGCATAGTGGGTATGCTTATCGGACTCAAAAAGCGCCCGATTAATAAGATAACTGGAGAGTGGATTGATACTGCTTACGCATTGTCATCAGCCCTTAGGTTAGAGCCGGAAGAATTATGGACCGAAGCGCAGAGTAATATGGCGTTGCGGAATAACACCCGCGAGATCAACATGGACGAGGAACAAGTTAAACAACTTGCCACCGATGGTGGAGTTGAGCGGTTAGTGTTGCAGAACGAGCGGGTCAAAGCCTTAACCAAAGGTCTCAACACCCTTTCACCCCGTGAAGAATATGTAATCCGCCGTAGGTTTTTTGACGAGGACGACCTTGGTGCTGTAGCAGAGGGTATAGGGGCTTCCCCTGAGCGGGTGCGCCAGATTGAGGCAAAAGCCCTACGTAAATTGAGCCACCCTTCGAGGGGGTTGAAAAACTATATCGAGCTTGAACACCCCGATAAAAAAGAAAAATGGAGAGAAGAAGGCGGTCTACCATGGAGACCGAACCGCTTAATAAAAGACTGGTATGTTCAAAAGGAGCAAACAAATGACTGAGTATCAATTCACAAAAGACTGGTTTAGCTGGGCACCAGAAGTATGGGACCAGCTTACCCCTATGCTGTCAGGTACAGCAGGACACCGCCAATTCCTTGAGATCGGTTCTTTTGAAGGACGCAGCAGCATTTGGATTGCCGAGAACATGATGGTCGAGAATGACATCCTGCGCTGCATCGACACTTGGGAAGGTGGCGAAGAGCACGGCGAAGAGAACATGGGCGAGGTGGAAGAGCGGTTCCGGCACAACTTAATTGTAGCTACAGAAAAGCTGCCGCGCCGCCGTATCATCCAACAAAAAGGTACCTCCGTGCGAGAGCTTGCTCGCTGGTTGACAACGGACAACCAGCATTTTGACTTTATTTATATTGACGGAAGCCACATCGCCAAGGACGTTTTAACGGACGCTTGTATGGCTTGGCCGTTGCTCAAGACCGAAGGGTTTATGGTGTTTGACGATTATACTTGGACACCAAACGCACGAGACATCCTGCACCGACCAAAGATAGCTGTAGATGCTTTTGTTAACATCTTTGCTGAAGAGGTGGAGTTTGTCCACATAGGTTATCAACTAATAGTACGTAAGAAAGGATAAGGATATGTTTGATTTAATTAGTTTTATTATCGGTGCCTCAAGCGGCCTCTTTCTAGGTGTATTTGTCACCATGACCCGAACGGGGCAAATCAAAGCAGAGAACGAAAAGCTAAACGCAGAACTACACAAGCTTACGGACCGAGATAGCCGTGGCCGTTTCAAAGGCCGTAAGTAATGCCAAAATTAGTGTGGACTCCAGAGAAGGACGCAGAGTTGTTAGGTTATTATCAGCAGGGTTTAAGACCATCGTACATGGCGGAACAGATGAGGCTTACGATTGCTTCTGTGGAGTCCCGCTACAGAAAACTAAAGAAGGCGAGAGCAAATGACTGAAGAGAAACGACCTAAGATTATGATTGCCACCCCCATGTATGGGGGCATGTGTACTGGTATGTATGTACTGGGTTTACTCAGCACCATGAACACGATGCGTGAACTGAAGATTGAGGTGCGCTGGGCACACCTTACCAATGAGAGCCTTATCACCCGTGGCCGTAATGAACTTGTACGTAGTTTCTTAGCCACAGACTGTGACTACCTAATGTTCATCGACGCTGACATTGGCTTTGACGGACAGGCTATCGCACACCTGCTGGGCGTGGATGATGATATCGTATGTGGTATCTACCCCAAGAAAGAAGTAAACTGGGATAGCATCAAACGCGCAGTAGCCGCTGGCAAAGAAGATATACAAGACCACGGCGGTGCCTTTGTGTTCAACATGGTGGGTGGGGGACACGCTGAGACTGACGAGCGCGGTACAATCGAAATACGGCATGGTGGCACAGGCTTCATGCTAATCAAGCGGGGTGTGTTCGATCATCTTGCGCCTCACGTACCGACATACCGGACGTCCTCATATATTAAGCCAGACGGTGAGTACGATAAGCCACTGACACACGAGTACTTTGCCACGAGCATTGACGAGAGCGGTGCGCTGCTGTCGGAAGACTACCACTTCTGCGAACTGTTTCGCAAGCACGGGGGGAAGATATACGCCCACCCCTTCGTGAAATTAGACCACGTTGGGACATACACCTACAACGGGGACATTTTGAAATCGGGCGGCAACCTAAAGTAAGGAGCAAGCGACATGGAATTGAAAATGAATAAAGCAGCGGCAGTTTTGAAACTGCTACGAAAAGGTTATTCTGCTAAGGAAATACAGGAACAGCTTGGGGTAAGCCTAAGCTACGTGCATCTACTAAAGAAGAAGTTAGCAGAAGGTATAGGGGAAGTGGTAGAAACGGTGCGACAGACTGCCACAGAACACAATAACAAGATCAAAGAGATAATTACAGACGGAAAAGCACAATCTAAGACAACTATTCTTAGCATGACTCCGGAATTTGCCTTCTCAATATCGCAGGGTAGGCAGAAGCGCCGCGAGGAAGCAGAAGCAGAGGCAAAAGCTAATGCTGACGTAGACGATATCCTTGACAAACGCGCAGCCACTTACGGTAGCTTCATTAACGTAGCGCTTTTTGCACAGGAAATGAAAGAACTCATCCGTGGCGCCCTAGACGAACAAAATGCAGGTCTACAAGCAGACCATCAAGAAGCCCTTGATATGATAACGAGTAAGATTGCGCGTATCATCATTGGTGACTCAAATCATATAGATAGCTGGATTGATATAGCGGGGTATGCTACGTTAGTGGCTGATCGCCTCCAAGGGAAATCTAGATAGCATGACAGCATGGTCCTATAGCAGTATCAAGACCTTCGACCAGTGTCCGAAGAAGTACTTCCACCTCAAGATTGTGAAGGACGTCAAGGATATTCCGGGGGAAGCTGCTGACTATGGGACCGCAGTCCATGGAGCCGCCGAGTTGTTCATTAAGGATGGTACACCCATCCCTGAGAAGTTTTCTTACATGCGACCCATCATGGAGCCACTGGCTGCTAAGAAAGGTACAAAGCACACCGAGTTGCGGCTAGGTGTCAGGAAGACGGATACTGGTTACGAGCCTACCACCTTCTTTGCCAAGGATGTGTGGTGGCGCGGCATCGTCGATTTGCTGATCGTCAATGGTAGCACAGCTTATATGATTGACTACAAGACGGGCAAGAACGCCAAGTACGCAGACATGAAGCAGCTTGACTTAATGGCAGCGGCCACCTTCGTGCATTACCCAGAGGTGCAGAAGATCAAGTCAGCATTAGCCTTCGTGGTTAGCAACGAGTTCCCTAAGAAAGTACACGTACGAGAGAAGCAGGATGAGTATTTTTCTGTGTTTAACGACCAGTTAGATCAGTTGGAATCTGCCATGGATAATGGTATATGGAACGCCAAGACAAGCCCACTATGCGGATGGTGCCCAGTTAAAAGCTGCGAACACTACAAGCCGCCACGGAGAAGATGATGGCACGGAACTACAGGAGCGAATACGACACATACCAAGGCAGCGAACAGCAGAAGAAGAACCGAGCGCAGCGCAATGCGGCCCGTGCTAAGATGGCTAAAGCTGGTAAGGTACATAAGGGTGATGGCAAAGACGTTGCCCATACGAAAGCATTTGACAAAGGCGGCACTAACAAGACAGGGCTGCGTGTAGAAAGTAAGGCCACTAACCGCTCATTTAAGCGGGACAGCAAGGGCAACCTAGTATCGGAAGTGAGTACGCGAGAGCGCAAGAAGAAATAATACCGCAAGGAGCAAACTGTGGAAATCATTGACAACAAGGCGCTGCTAGTCAGCGCTCAAGACCCGTCTGTCATCACGGATCATATACATAAGAGCGCTGCCGTTAAGGAAGGCGTGGTTGTCAAATGGGGACACACTGAAGCTGAGATACTAGCTGGGCTGGGGTTCATCGACACACCATCGCCCATGCTTAAGTCCTATGAGTGGACAGGTAAGCTAACTCCGTTCGAGCATCAAAAGGTTACAGCCTCTTTCTTGTCAATCCGCAAACGCGCATTCTGCTTCAACGAACAGGGTACAGGTAAGACAGCCAGCGTCATATGGGCTGCGGACTACCTCATGAAACGTGGTGATATCAAACGTGTGCTGGTGCTATGCCCACTTTCTCTTT